CTGTAGTGCCTTCTTTTGCCGCGTTAATGCAAACGGTTGAGGTGACCGAAGATTGTGCGGAGGCCCAGATCATCTCTTGTTACCGCCCTGAGGCAGTACGTCCCAGTCGTTCGGCTCGCAAGGCCAAACACAATCTATCAATCCTTGACCACAAATCGATACATAGCGGCGCTTGGAACTGGGTGGTGCGTACACACCCCAAGCTACCACACCGGCTGCCAAACTGGAGGGATGCCTCCGGTCTTTGCTGGTTACAGCTTGTGGCTCCCATTAACCGCGCTTACTACTACAACCACTTCCTCTCGCACGGCCACGCGTTTTACCCCACCCTCGGAGATGTCCGAGCCAATGTGACGCGGATTATTCCGCATCGCTTGGTTAAGGTAGGTTGGAACACCTGGCACGTGACGGACGAGGCAATCCCTGATGCGGAATTCCGCGCGGGCAAGTGGCATAGTGGTTCGCGGGTTGGTGCAAAGCCTAAGAAACCAAGATGTCCTGTGTGTCGTTTTAATGTCAATCCTTCCGGTCATGCTAGCACATGTCAAGTATCTTCCGTGGCACCACGCAAACCGACTATTGACGAACGTTTGGCCATCATTTCGGCCTTCGGTGAAGTCGCGAACGGCGCACAGATTACTCCTGAAGCAAAACCATCGACCAGCAAAGCTGCGCCAGGTGTTAAATGGGCCTCAGGTCCATTTGACCCTCGTATAAAGCAATTCTTTGCTAGTCAACATGGCGATCGTGCTATGAAGGGTGATCCGATCATGTGCGTTGATTGTGGCGAAATGCGTCCAGCAGATGTCGACAAACGTTGTGAAGAATGTTGCTATGTAGAACAGTGCCTGACCTGGGGTATCAATGTTGATGATGCGTCAAAATATATGGGTAGGTGGCAGACATCTGCGCCTACGCCATCACCAGTAGTGGTGCAGCGGGCGAAAGCGACCCCTGCGCCTGTTGAGGAGTGGCCGAAACCTCCTCTACCTACTGGTGCGACTGACTGCATCGTGACTCCACCTCAGCCTTGGCACACTCCACCGCCCCCATTCATTCGTCCGCCCGTAGCCGGCAACAAGACCAGGTATAATTGGTGCATATTCCTAGGACAATGGCAGACGCACAAGGTTGAACAACAGTGTCACAAGAAACACCCGGTGGGCTCTAAGCCTCTTTACTACCGGGGTGAATATGACACGTGTATGACGTACATTTCATACAAACAACCTACTGCACCGCCTAAGGGTTTGCCTGATTACAAATATATCTATGGGAACGACATAGATGCCTGGGGCACAGTACCGACCGATGACGAGACTGGATGGGGCGCGGGGGCGAGTGACAACTACATTGTAGCTGATCTCACATCTCACACCTGGACTAACAGCACACTGAAATGGCTGGAAGAACATATTGGCCTAGACGGTGAGCGAACTGCGTACGGCGAAGATTATACTGGTTCGATTTCCTTGAGTGTCAAGGGCTACGCTGATCCACTAGCGTACCAACGATTCGCCTGGGAAAATCGTGCGCCAATTCAATGGGGTGCATCTCGTATTCGGTTCTTTGGCGGCGCGTGCGGTACCGGGAAAACTATTCATGCACCTAGGTACATTAAAGAGTCAAACAAGGCGCTTATCATCTCAATCCCCCGACGTATGGCAGTGCTCAATGCTGTCAATTTTTACGTTGAACAGGGCTTTAAGGTGTACGGGCGTGCTGATGCCAAAGAACTCGGCAATGTATCTACTAAAGCGGGCATCTGCAGTGCCGATTTTTACATATCGACTGCGGGTGGCATCGCTACAATGGTTTCCCTGGTTGCACGTGCTGGAAAATTCTTAGACCATACGAATGCTACCATGATGATCGACGAAGCACACGACGATGACGCATCCAACCAGTCCGTTCTGGAATGGGCCCATGGCAAATCGCTTGACATTACACTTGTTACTGCCACCCCTGTGCAGGCAACTATCCCTATGCACAAGAAGCTGGCGCAAAATTGGGTCATTGCCCAACACGCAGCTTCCTCAAGTGGCCTGTATGTCAACGATCACGTCATGGATTCCATCGGAAAGGGAATGGGACACATAAATGCTATCGTCTCTCCTTCATTAGACATCGCGAGCACGGTTTTGGACAATATCTTGGACAAATTCCCTCAAGATTGCGTCCGTGGCAGAATCCACTCTGCCAAGGGAGTCGAAATTTCATACGCCGGTAAAGTAATCTTCCGAGCAGATTGTACACCCGAAAATGTTCTTTCTGGTGCGGTTAAAGCTGCGAAGATGGGTAAGCCAATTTGGTATGTCGCAACCCCTGTCATTGAGGTGGGTGTTACTATTCCAAACTTAGCTCTTGTCATTGACTGCGGTGTGGATATCGACCGAACCTTCTCCGATATTGATCTTGCTAAAGGCAAATTTAAGACTCAGCGTACACTACGACCTCGCACGGTGGCATCGTTCGTGCAGGTGGCTGGCCGTGTTTCACGCACACACACGGGTACAGCTGTATTGCTGGGTTTTGCTGACGCCTTAGAGAGGCCTGCCGTTACAAAGTCGACTGCTATTGCTGCTGCTGCCAAGGCTGCACGCTCCAAACTTCATATCAACCCTGCGTATTATAGGTGTCTGGCCGCGGATCGCCCGCTTGCTTTTAGCGAGACGGCACAGGCGATGTTCCGCCAAACCTACAATACTTTACTTCGTCAGGGTGATGAAGACCACCAGGCAGCTTTGCAATACATGACTGATTCGACATACCTCGCAAAGAACTGGCATAATCTGGTTTCGGGGACGACTGATATTCAGGATCTGCTAACAACGGCTGCCAATGCTGAGTACAAGGATTATGAAACCACCTGGGACCGACAACTCTGTTCACCGGCCGAACCACCATTTGTCATACCAGAACCTGTCAAGCCGCCCCATCGGCTGTTCTGGAAGACGGAAACTTCGACTGCTCTTGTGGTAGCAAAACGCCGTGACCAAACATTCACATACTCGTACTGTACCATTGAAGCGGCACCGGCTACGGTTTTACATCCATGCGGGGTTCTAATTCATACATTCACCTCAGGTCCTGTTCCCGGTGCTGATCTGGCATCGGCCTTTTGGGCCAAGAGGATGGGTGCAGGTGACTACACTGCGCCCACGAATGATATTGAGAAACATGATCCCATGTATTGGATACGCAAGCATACTCCTCTGCGCATGGACAACATTACAATGCAGACCGCTCATGGATACACGTGGGTGTACCATGAAGACGCATTACGTCTTGCGCTGGAATTGGGTATCGAGCGGACCATGGCAGGTGTTTGCCCAGTATGTGATAATTACAATCCCTTCGTTCGTGGTAACCTGGAAGTCCTACGCGAGAATTCTATCACCGTCGATGCATTTGCTTACCGGTATCACACAGAAATGTGTGCGCCGTGCCTCGAAAAGCATAATGCGACGCGCGCCACTCAACAGGAAAGGCTAATGCAGTTTAGGCAACGCGTATATCATCTTCAAGGCCTGCTTGATCGCTACAGAGTAACCTCCTTCGGGATGGTAATTTCTGCGCGGGCTTTTAAGGACAGGATTTTACGACGTCGTCTCCGCGCCATAATCGAACAGGGCCCTGCCTTGTTGCGCAATATGGTCGCGACCCACACCTGCACAGCTTACTGTGGCTGTTTAGATTCTTGTGACTCAGTTACCTATACACTATCCGTACAGAACAATTGTACGGCATGTGGCGAAGACTTGTTTGGTGCACATGTTTGTTACACTAGGGCGAAGAAGACGGCTACAATCGTGAACGGTATCCGTGTCAAGTTGCCTGATTACTCACTCTCGTACACTCACTTTGCCGAGGCGCCGGCAGTTTCACTAGCACCTTGTTGGGATTCAGGCTTTGTATTTGAGTCCACTGCTCCCGTATGTAAACTACCCGAGATCCGCTCTGACCCAAATGAGGAGGAGGTGGCAGATATCTGCGCCCCCGTTCAGAGTGACATGACCGGGCAAGACACTACGGGTCCAGCCTCAGAGAAGCCCATCGTCTCTACGGATATTGATCACACACCACCCATCGATTCGGAAGCTGAAATAACGCACGCCGTCGCTGGACCGGACATGGTCACATTATCCGCGATGATGGAAAAATGGAAGCCTATGATCCATGACGAGGTGACTAACGTGTTACCGCCGAACATCCACGCTATCGACGAAGGTCTTGTGCACTTGAGTAATGGCCTAACCATGTTGCCTAGCACACATATTCGCTTCTGTCCTACGAAAACTCCACACACTCATTTGCCATGCGGTTGTTACGAATGTCCTGATGCACATCTCGCGCATACTATCTCCCAGATATACAAGATTCAAACCATGACCAAAGCCCAATACAAACGTTGGCGTGAGTGGAGCAATTACACTGGTGGTCGTGGTGACACATTTATGGATCCTTTCATTTCCTATGGTTTATCACAACCTAAGGGGTCCAATTGGTCTACTGTACCCGATCACGCATTCATCCCTGCTCAACTCCGCAAACTGGCTACGGTAATTCAATCTGGTTTTAAATCGATCATCCCATCTGGTGCTAGTTTGCCTATGCCGAAGTGTGCGCCACCGAAGATATGTAAAGATAAACCACCACCTCCGATCATTAA